TAGTGAAAGACCAGCGGTATGAGATCACCGCCATAGACCTTGGCGACCGTCTCTCTCCCTTCTGCATCCTCTCCCTTCACGCAGTAGATTAACCATGGCCGCTTATAAAATAGATGGCCTTGACGACTGCCTGAAATGCCTGGACGCCGCCCCCGACAACGTGGTGAAGATGTCTAAGGTTTCGATGAGAGAGGCCGGCAAGAAAACCGCAAGGATGATTCGTTCCCGAACCCCAGGCCGCTTCCGCAGGATAGTAGGCTACAAGGTACAAAGGGGGGATGTCTCTAAAAACCTCTATACCCTTGTGGGTTACTTTAATAAGGGAAAGAAGAAAGGAACGGACAATGAGATTGCGGACTGGTTCAAGGCTTATTGGAAGAACTACGGCACCCTAACCCGCCGTGACTCATCTCATCATTTTGAATATCCAGTAAAAGGCAAAGTGAGGACTCGCCGCAATAACGTGGGTCAACCCGCAGAAAACTTCTTTGAGCAAGCTATTGAAGGGTGGGAAACCGAATTCATGCAAGCCTTTGAGGATGAAATGGTAAAACAGCAAGACAAGCTCTACGACCGATGACAGATTCGCTCCGCGCCATATTGGTATACACTTGCAAGAGCGTTTGTCCTCTGGTTCTTTCCGAGGACGAGGTGGATGACTTCCCTTATGCGGTGTATGATATGACTACAACAGCTCTCTCCGACAAGGACGGCATCTATGCCTACTCCGGAGAAACAAAGCTGCGCGTGGTCTCTAATGACAAGAGCGAGGCAGACACCACAGCTGCCGCCTTACAGAGTGCCATCAGTGCCCTTCGCGGCGGGACTATCTCTGCCAGACTGGTCGACGTTACCAAGGAGTGCGTTGAGGGAATCTGGACTATCGAAATAAACTACACTCTGAAGCAATATGCGGATTGGAGTGAACCTGCAGAACAAACCAACTCTAATACTGAATAACTATGGTACAAGGATATAATGTAGCCCTGAAGATAAACGACAAGACCATTCTTGGCCGCACTCAGGACGACCTCGCCATTGCTGCTACCATAAAGGAGTCTCAGACCAAGGACGACGCTGGTAGCAAGCAGTATTCCGTGGTGGGCCAGGAGGTCTCTTTCAAGTGCGCCGCGCTCATTGACGTGAGCGGCGGGGACGCATCCACCATGGACCGTGACTCCCTCATTGCCCTGGCCCTTGAGGTAGGAGAAGACGCCGAGTTTGACGTCACCTATGAGGCCGATGAGGGCGACGCTTACGAGGGTACTGGTATCATCACCAACTACTCCGAATCCTCTAACGCCAGCGACGATGCCACATTGTCGGTAGACATCAAAATCACCGGCGATTTCACTAAGGTGAGTGCTAACAGCTAATACGCTACGATTATGGTAAACGGATATAACATTACACTTAAGATCGGGGGTAAGACTATCGTGGGTCGCACTCAGGACGACCTCACTATTGCCGCCACCGTAAAGGAGTCCCTGAATAAGGACGACCAGGGTACAAAGCGGTTTACTGTCACCGGACACGACGTTACCTTCAAGGTGAGCGCCATGATGAGCGTTGACGCTGTTGGAAGCGGTGTGCAGAAAATCAACCGCAATGACCTTATTGAGCTGGCCCTAAAGAAGGGGGGCCAGGCCGTGGTTGCAGTGCAGTATCTCTGCACAAGTGGCGACACCTACGCCGGCAATGCTATTATGACCAACTACTCCGAATCCTCTAACGCCAGCGACGAGGCATCCCTCTCTGCTGACTTTAGGGTGACTGGAACCTTCACGAAGCAGTAACATGGAGAAATCCTTTATAACCATTGGCGGAAAAGAGTACCGTGTTGAGGTAAACTGGAACGCCCTTGTAAACTTCCTCGCGGCCGTTGGTAGGGATTCCATCGAGGGCCTTTCCGAGGTCACCAGTATGAAAGCTACGGACATCACCCATCTGATGGCCGCCGCAATCAATGAGGGTGAGCGTCTGGAGGGCCATGATATTCACCTCACGGCTCTTGACCTTGGCGCTATAATTCGCCCCTTCCATGTGAATAAGTTTATGGAGATCTACATCCAGCAGAACGCAACCGCACTGGAGGCCGAAAAGGAGGAAAAAAAAAGTCTGGGGGCAAAATAACGCTCAAGCTGGGGCAGGTCCGCGGCTGGGCAATTAGCCGGCTGGGTCTGTCCCCGGCAGAGTTCTATCTGATGCGCCCAGGCGAATTCTGGGAAGCGCTTATAGCGTGGCAGGCAGATAAAGAGGCGGACCGGCGCCACGTTGCGGAGGTTATCCGTGCTGTGGGGGTGCGCCTTTTTAATATACAGTTGAAGGCAAAGGACCAGATCAGGGATGTCCGAAAGTTCCTTCCCTTTCCCTGGGACGAAGAAGAACCAAGCAATGAAGAGGCGGAACGTCTGGCCGCCCTCTCTAAAGAAGAACAGGCAAAGGAGGCCAAGGCCTTCCTTAAGAGGATAAACCAAAAGTGCAAGAAGTGATATGGCGAAAGAACCCAAAATGAAAATCGGCATAGGCGCCGACACCGGGGACTTTGAAAAAGGGTCGGCGAAAGTCAAGAAGGCCCTCAAGGAGATTGGTGTGGACGCCAATTCGACAGCCGGACAAATGATTGCATCCTTTGGGAAGGCTACTGTTGCCTTGGCCGGAGTAGTCTCCGTCATTAAGATTGTAGCAAAGGCGCTTAAGGATCTCAAGGACCAGAATCAGGTATTGGCTGACACTTGGGGCCGTGCATGTGAAGGTATGTCTGCTGCCTTCGATACCTTCAAGGCATCCGTTGTCAGCCTTGACTTCTCTAACTTCTTCAGCAATATGGGCGAGGCAATCAGCCTTGCTCGCCAGTTGTATGACGCTGTGGATGCAATGGGGGAGATTGGAACCGCCTACAATATTGCGCTGGCTCAGCAGCTGGATAAAATTGACGCCCTGCGTCTCAAAATGAAGGACACCTCCCTTTCTGAGCAGGAAAGAGTGGCGGCGGGGCAAGAGTTGCTGAAAATATACAAGCAGCTGGAGAAGAATCCCACTCGCGGCCTTGCGAGGGTAAGCGATACTACTATTGACTACTACATGCAGAAGATGGGTGTCAATATGGAGAACCGCACTGACGCCCAGCTCGCCGCAATGCGTAAGAAGTATCTGGAATTCTTCAAATGGCTGGGTACAGAGCAGGGAGAATCCTTCCTCTCTGCCGCGGAAACAATCGCAAAGAGTGGGGGCCTGGACAGTTATTGGGGTAAGACCGCACTGGCCAATGCCCGAAATGCCGGCCTGGAAGAGAATCTTCGTCTCGCCTACGCTTATTCCACTAAGATGGGGGACAAGGACCGCGAGAAACTTGAACAGGCGGTCGTAGCCTACTATCAGCAGGAGAATAAGTACGCCCAGGAAACCTTTAAGATCCGTCAGCAGATCCAGCAGATCCAGAATGAGGGGAGCGCTGCCGCCGCGAAGGCCGCGGATGCCGCCGCGAAGGAGGCTGCAGAACATCAGAAATCGGTAGAGGCCCTTGCTGCCGAAGCGAATCAAATGCTGCGAGTCATCGCGGATAGGGATATCCTTACGGTTACAATGCCAAGGGTCGAGTTGCCGGCTCTTAACAATAAAATCGAGCTTCCTGTCAGCTTGACAATCCCTCCTGTTGAGGTAAACACCTTCAAGAGTCTTATACAGACGGAATTCGCAGGGATGACCGTTGAGGTAGGACTCGAGCTGGACTCTGAAAAGCTGAACGCAATAGCCCAGAATACTGCGGAGCAGTTAAAGAGCACGATTGTCGGGACCTTTGAAACCCTGACAGAGGCGTTAGGGACCCTTATGGGAGACCTTGCTACTGGAGAAAATGGCTGGGAGAAGTTCTCCAACGCGGCGGTTTCGGCCTTTGGAGATATGGCTATCTCTATTGGTAAGATAGCAATCGAGGCCGGCACTGCGACTCTTGGTATAAAGGCGTCACTGGAATCACTTTCCACTGGCGGCGCCATGCT